ATGAAACGCCTGAAAATAACTCCGGTGAAACATACTCAAAGCGGGCGCTGGCAGGTTCGTATTCCGGCCAAACTTTCCGGATCCGGAAAGAGAGAAACAAAATATTTTCCGACCAAAGCGGAAGCAATGGGATATATCTCCAACCTGGAAGACGTTGCTGCAGGGTTGCATTTGGGGGAAACGTTGATGACAAGATCAGAATATGATGCCATCATCGAAGAACTTGCCCGTTTAGCACCGTTCAACGTGACGCTTAAGGATGTTATTGACTATTACATCGCACGGCATCGGGCCAGTGATGCACGCAAAATATCTATTCTTGAGCCTCTTTACCGTGATACGTTGCAAGATGCCTCTTCTCATTACCGGAGCCGTGTAAAACAGGTTTTAGGTGCTTTTGCCTCTGTATTTGGGGATTGCCTGATTGACGACGTGACGCCGGATGAATTTGAAAAATGGCTGTCCGGATGGAAAACGACACCGCCTTCATACAATTCCGCGTTGCGCCACATTAAGCCGTTTTTTACGTGGGCCATCAGCAAAAAATATGCTGTTCAATCACCCGCTGAAGGAATCAAACAACGCAAGCACCAGAGGGCGCCTATTTCCATTCTTACGCCCGCGCAGGCACATTCCCTGCTGGCCGCTTGTCGGGATTATTCAGGAGACGGAGAGATGCCGGAAAATCTACGCGTAAACGCGGTGGATATGAAAATAGCAGTAGCCGTTTTGCTTTTTGCTGGTGTCCGGCCTGAGGAAGTTACCGCGCTGACGTGGGAACATGTTAAGTTGGCTCATGGCTATATCAGAGTTGAACCGGAAGTCAGTAAAACCAACTCTGTACGTCTGGTGCAAATAGAGCCGAACCTAAAGGCATGGCTGGAAACCGTGCCGGAAGAAAAACGCACAGGAAAGCTCTCTCCGAAGAACTGGCAGCGCAAATGGCAGGCGGTACGTCGGAGAGCCGGCATCAGCCATTTAAACGATGTTTGCCGTCATTCCTACGCCTCTTACTGGCTGGCCGCCCATCGGGATACGCACGGACTACTGGAAAATATGGGTCACACCACCAGCAAGACGACGATTAAATATTACCTGACAGCCTGTAATCCTGAAGATGTACCTGCCTACTGGCAAATTTTCCCTAAAGACGAAAACTCGTTGGCTTCTACTGTGGGGGCACGTTAAGATTACAATGGTAACAGACATCAATGTCTGCGGCGCCTTGCCAGCAGTCCTCCCAGCCCTAGGAAAGCCAGAGAGGCTGCCTCCGGTTCCGGAATTTGGCTGATAGAAAGGGGATGAATACTCATTTTGTCCAACAAAAAGGAGCTGCCCCGATAGAGGCAACTCCTGAATGGAGTCAGGGGCTGTTAATCTTCCCAAGTTCCACCTGCAGCTTCAATAGCATCCCGTACCTGAGCTATAAGGTAGTGGGGGGCATTGTTATTATCGTGGCCAGGGATAGTCACCGTCTGTCCATGAGGATGATCGTATACACGATGGGAACCCCGTCCTTGTCCTTGCTGCAGAATGAATCCGGCATTTCGTAACCGTCTGATTAGGTCTCGTATTCGCATAAGTGATGTTGAGAATACGAGAAATACAATTGCACATTTGTTGTAGTTATGATATAGGCGATTGGAGTCGTATCGGAAATGAATGTCAATAATAGTATTCAGCATATACCAGGAAGATGGTATTGGTATTTGGTATTGCCATTAATTGTTGTTGTCATTCTCTTGGCTATTTGGCTGTGTTTGTGTCATTTCTTGCCAACTCTGTTTACTGGACATATTTGTTCTATATCTTCGGCTCAAGTTTATTTTGAACGTGATGGACAATTCACATTAGATACTTTTTATGCGCAGATGTCTACATTCTACTCCACAATAATCATTGTGTTATTAGCTATGGTGACATTGATACAAATAGCAGCTACTATGTATTATAGTAAAAAAACAAGTTTAGAAGCAGAAAAAATTCTTTCGGACTATACTGTAAATGGACCATATAGGCAACAAGTTATGGCTTTATGGGATGCTGAAATTCCTAATGTGTTAGAAAAAAGATTAGATGAGAAATCCACAAAAGAATTAATAGAAAAAATACTTGAAGAGCGTGAGTATTTTTCTAGATTTCGTAACGATATTCAGGAATTACAACAAAAAATTAGAAAATTAGAAAATGATATATTGCAGAATCAAAATAATATAGCAGGTATTTTAGATGATAAAAAAGATGAAATTTTTAAAAATGAGGATTTATCAAGTGGAGATAAAGATTCTCAAATCTTAGATAATTAGATATGGCTGTAATCAGAAGACCTAAAAATAATGGGGGTACTTCAATTAATTCAGTTGAAGGGCTCTATCAATTAGCTAGAGAAAAAAGTGTTACATGTCTTCCTATAGATCTGGCAAAATTAGCTTCATTTCTTCAAATTAAAATTATTGGAGTTGAATTGGAAGAAACAGTTTCAGGTCTTTTGAAAAAAGATCCGGCTGGGGTATGGACTATTTTGTATAATAAAAAGCAATCCTATGCTCGTTCCAGATTTACTATTGCGCATGAATTAGCACATTTTTGTCTCCATCGTGGAAATCATGATAATTTTGAAGATGATGTTTTTTTTAGAACCGAATCTTCTGATTGGATGGAAAGAGAAGCAAACCGGTTTGCTGGTGAATTATTAATGCCAAGAGATGAGTTTAAAAAGGCTGTAGATCAAGGAATAACAAACATAGACGAACTCGCCCAACGTTTTGCTGTTTCCACGTACGCAGTACGTGTCAGAGCAAAAGAACTTGGTTATCAAGGACACGGATTATGAATTGGAATAATTATTTTTATGTTCCTTTTTTGAAGACTCTGGATGCCGAATTTAAGGCTATTCAAGAGTTGACCCCAGAAGTTAAGGCGAAAATTCTTCCCTTTGTCATTTTAACAAAGGGAAGAGCTAGTAGTAAGGCTTCCCTAGAAAAAAATCCTGATAAAATCAATGGCGATATCAATAAAAATCTTCAGAAATGGAAAGATGCCTTTGATGAATTATGTCCTTTTTTCTTAGATTTATCATCAGAAGAGGTTCGTCAGAATGATCAAATAAAGGATTTAATAGCACCTGACGGAGGCTACCATAATTGGGTACAGTTCGTAATAGAAAAGAAAAAAGAATTTCCTGAAATTATTCCACTTGTTCAAATCAATGACGAATTAGATACATCTGGAGGAAATAATAGAAAGTTACAACTAGAGGCGTTGTTGAAAAATTTTGATTATGTCGGTTATAGAGAAGAGATTTTTTCCTCGGAGGATAATGCAGATGATTTTGCCGGATATATACGCGAGACTCTTGATGGAATACTTCTTGAAAATAGGAAAGCTCCCGAAAAGTTAATTCTCATTTTGGATGTTGGTTATCTCTTTCCTAAAAAATATATTCAAGCGAAAAATAAAGTCATAGAAATTTTGAATGCCATCAATGATCTTGCTATACAGCATATTATTGTAACAGGAACATCTTTCCCACTCACTATATCAGATTTCGTAGAAGATCAAAAGGTAGATGAGTATGAAGGCTCTCTTGATTCAGAGGCAATATTAATGTATCAAAGTATTAAGAATGAATATCATGGGACGATAATGCCTATGTATGGAGATTATGCTTTAATTCACCCAGTAAAAAATAAGGCTATGTCGTATGCTCGAGGATGGATTCCTAGGATTGATGTTTCTTACGGTGATACTATGCACTTTATACGACGTCGAAGAAATAAAGATGACTACAAAGAAGCATATCAAAATATAGCCTATAATATTAGTTCTAAAGAATGGTTTTCAAAAGTTCCTGAGTGTTGGGGAAAAGAAAAAATTAAGGATGCTGCATGGGGCAAGATAGAAAAAGTAATCCCCCAGTTTTGGGTTTCTGTTCGAGCGAATACCCATATGTCTGCTATTGTAGCACAGTGTAATTGCGCCAGATTTTTCGAAGATTAAGAAATTATAAGTAAGTCTTCTTACATCTACCAAATTGATTGCTCTATATTCGCAGATCTAGATAAGGTTAAAAGATCATCAGGATGAATACTGTCTTTTTCTATTTCTCTTAAAAATCGTTCTGTAAGTATTTTATAGCGATTAAAAAGAGTATTGCGAAAGTATTTTTTCAAATTTGCTAAATTTATTTCGGGAGATAATTGTTTGCGAAGCATTTCAAGTGGTATTGTTTTATCTAATTTTTTATTACAAAATTGTTGTAATTCAACCCTGCTAAAGAGTGTTAAAAGCGATAAGGGAGAAAGGGATAGGTTTTTAGTTGCTTTTCTAATAATTTTAAATCTGCGAGGCGATGTTTCCGTGATTATTCCGATACCAAGATTCGCAATTTTATATACTGCTTCCAGATGTTTAATATGACATACTACATATGTATAATCAAATGTTTTTGAATAACAATTTAATTGTTCATATAGTCTATAGGTATTATCTTTTTCACTTTTTATTTCATATGCAGTTGTACTAGATTTTGTTATTTTAACTATGTCTGCATATCGTTTTTCTTCGGAAAATAAGAATTCGGAAGCTAAGGAGTAATTTTTAGATTTATTATTTTTGATAATCCATTCTAGAAATCTACATTTGGTAAATAGATCCCCAAATTTTCTTCTTTTCATATTTTTCCTTCGTGAAATATTAAGCCTATCTAGGGTTACTTGGTCAGATCAATCTTACCAACCATGCAAGCTTTGATTTGGCCAGTGATAGGAATGCGTTTCCGGAAAGCCGGGTTGATAGGAGCAAGCAGGAAGCGCCCGGCATCCTCAATAAGCCTTTTAAGGGTGATACCGGACACGTCATTTGTTCCTTGATATACGATGATTTCCCCAACGTATTTTTCAAGATCATCATTTTCCGGAACAGGCCGCACTAGAACAATCTGACCATTCTTGATTTCCGGTTCCATTGATGTTCCCTCTACACGTAAGGCCGTAATACCCTTGTCAAATACCGGGTATGGCTCGTCAAATTCGCTCCACGTGATTTCCCCTGCAGCGACGTTTCCAACAACCATGATTTCCGGTAGCTTGACAGGGCAAAGAATGACGTTGTTGACTTCTTCCGGCTCGTCATCGTTGTTATCCAAGGCTGGGTGTAGCTTTTCAACAGCCTCTTGAGACGTACCGTTTACCTGTTGCTTTTTTTTCTGCTTCTGGACAGTCATTTCAAGGATTTCGATCACTAGATCATCAATGCTCTTTTTGGCAGCCTTGGCTTTTTCACGGATGATAGCCTCAAAGTTTTCCGGAAGCTCAAACTGGATTTCCTCTTCACCGTTCATGAGGCGTTCAATGAGGGCGAGTTTAGCAGATGGGATAGGCTTTCCAGATGATAGCCAATTATTGACGGTCCCCTTACTGGATAGCGTTTGTTCTGCCAACCATTGACGATTTTTGCCGATGGTTTTGAGCCATTTTTTGATGTCTTCCGCGTTGGACATGGAAGAGTTATATACACGTTTTGTTTACTTGTCAAGGCAAGCTCCGTGCATTATGTAAATGAAACGTTGAAAATAGTATTGACTAAAATAAACGAAAAGTTTATTTTGCGGCTATCAACCGCGCCCAAGAAGCGAACGAAAAAGGAGAACACGAATGAAAACGAACCTCAAAAAAGCCTCCCAGAGTTTGAGAGACTGGCTTAACAAAACAGAAAAAACAACGGGTTTGGAAAAATCCATCATTGTTACAGGAATTCTTATGAGCTACGCGCTGAAAAGCAGGGAAGAAGAGAAATCCTCAACCACAAAAAAAGACTGCGGCCATTACGATGACTGAACTATGGAAGAAGCCCTGATCGAAGAATTGAAGCTGCTCGGCTGGCACGAACTGTAACCCGCCCCCTGAACAACAATGGAAAAAATGACGAACGAACAATACTGGTTGCGCCGCGACCGCACCGAGAAAATGGAATCCCTTTACGACTGCCCAATAGGCTTTCCGGAAGACGAACTCAACCCCCGGCCCGGTATCGTACAGAACCTTGTCTTTTCCGCTCTGCTGGTTGGGATTTTCACGATCATTTATTTCATCATTAATGCGTTTCTATAATGAAAGAACAACAGTACGAACCGACCATGTCCCTTGCTCAAGTATGCAAGGCTGCCCGTGAAAAAACTGGTGAAAAACCCATTCACCCGACAAATGCGGCGAAGTGGATTGCTGCCGGGAAGATACGCAAACACGTTGTTTGTGGGCTTATTCGTCCCCGCTTTTACCTCTCCGAATTTATAGAGGACTACTACAGAAATATCGCGCCCCGTTCGGTTGCCAGAATCCGTTAACCCCTTCCAACTACCCATAAACAAAAAGGCCGGGGCCAGCAGGAACTGACGCCCGACCTGAATACAATCAAACAAGGAAATAATATGAGCCTATTACAAAACATCAAGCGCGGAGTGCAGCAGCGTCCGCAGCGGGTCATCATCTACGGGCCGGAAGGCGTGGGAAAATCCACGCTGGCGACCGGGCTGCCCGCTCCTGTTCTGCTGGACACGGAACAGGGATCTTCCCACATCGACGTTGCCCGGCTGGACTGCCGGAGCTACGGAGACGTGATCAATGCGATAGAAGAATTGACGCAGGGCGGGCACGAATTCCGGACGGTCATCATTGATTCCATAGACTGGTGCGAGCGTTTGTTTGTGAACGCCTTCATCAGGGAACACAATAAGCGGGCCAACGCCTCCCTGAAATCCATTGAAGATTTTGGATACGGCAAGGGGTACAAGATGATCGAACCTGTAGCCATGGACCTCTTGACACGCCTCAACGCATTAATGGGGGCGGGTATGAATGTGGTGCTGGTGGGACACTCCCGCCGCGTCAAATTTGAAATGCCGGAAACAGCCGGCGCCTACGACAAACACGAACTGAACCTCTCCAAATTTGTCGCGCCGCTGGTCAAGGAATGGGCTGACGCCATGCTTTTCTGCAACTTCGTCGTAACAGTCCAGGATGGCAAGGGACATGGAGGAAACCAACGCATGGTCTACACCTCTCCTTCCGCCCCGTGGGAAGCCAAAAACCGGCACGGGATGCCCGCGGTGATGGCGATGGACGCCGGGGAAATCTCACGCCTGCTGTTTGGAGAGGGCTGCGGACCTTCCGGGAACGCTCCGGCCGGCGAAAAGCAGGCGCCGCCTCCCGCACAGCAGGAAAAACCGGCTCCCTCCCTGGCGGACCAACTGGCCGCGGTCATCAACGACGTGCCGGGAGCGCTGAACTTCCTCGCGTACAAAAAGGAAATCCAGCCGGGGCAGGGCCTTGAAGCCGTCTCGGAAAAATTCGCCTCCTTCATCCTCTCCGCCCCCGACCGGTTCAACACGGCCGTTCTGCAATACAACACCCCGACCGCCCGATGAAACCCGTCACCTGCATCAACGTCGCCCGCGAAACCGGGCATGCCGTCCTCTCCCTGGACGGAGCGGAATACGCCGTCAGCCTGGACGACCTGCAAAAAATCCTCGCTGACATTGCCGGGCCCCGTCCGGCCCCGGCCACAGAACTATTGAGGCCGTCCCTGCTCCCCAAGCTGGCGCAATGCCCCTGCTACGTCTCCTCCCCCGACGCGGGGGAAGCGGCCCAGCGGGGAACCCGGATGGACGACGCCTTCCGGGCCCTGCTCATGGGCGTGGACGAATTCAGGGCGTGTGAACACCTGAAAGCCGATGAAAAAGAATCCATCCTCTGGGCGGTGAAAACGGTCCGGACGCTCTGCTCCGGCGAAGAGGTCATTGCCGACAAAAACCGCTGCGCCTTCCCGCAATGGCACCCCCGCGTGACAGGCGGGGAAGCGGACTGCCTCTGTCCCGCGCTCGGCAAACTCTTCGACCTCAAAAGCGGCCAAATCCGCAACTACTGGGAACAGCAGGCCTCTTACGCGAAATCCTTCATGGAACGGGAATTCCTGGATGAAATCACCTGCCACCTCCTCTACTGCGACCAGCAGCAAATCGTCACCCGGAAATTCACCTACCGGGAAGCCATCTCCATCGTCAACGGCGTGGTGGACGCCGTGGACCGCGGCGGCGGGCCGCGCCTCTGCGACTACTGCGGCTGGTGCGCCTCGCAGGACACCTGCCCGCTGCGGAACCGGGCGGCGCAGGAAATGCTGACCCTGGCGGAAGCCGGAACGCTGGAAGCAAGCTTCGCCGAAATTGCGGAAAACCCGTCCAGGCTGGCGGAATTCGTCACCAAGGCGGCTGTGCTGGAAAGTTACGTCAAAAAGGGAAAAGAAAAAATCCTCGACTACCTCAACAACGGAACGGAAGTCCCCGGATTCAGGCGCGTCTCCCGGAAAGGCACGGACACCGTCGCTCCGGAAGACGTCGCCAAATACGCCACCTGGATTGGCGTCCCGAAACTCCTGAAATCCTATGGCCCGCTCAAGGCGGACATCTTCCGCGCCTTGTTCGCGGAAGCATTGCCGGAACAACAATTCCCGGAAGAACTGGTCAGGACGGGGGCCGGATCCTCCTACGTTAAAAAAATCTCCGTCTCCAAAACCGCAACCACCAAATAACCATTATGTTCAGTTACATATCAGAAGGCGAGCCCAGCGAATACGGATTTCTCCCCGCGGGCGTCTACGAAGGAAAAATCGTCAAAATGGAAGAAGGAATCTCCCAAGGCGCCAAAACGCGGGGATGCCCGCAGCTGGCCGTCCACATCAGAGCCTTCGGCCCTGAAGGGGCGGCGACGGTCCGTTACTACCTGACCAACTCGAAAGACCTGGCCTGGAAAATCGACCTGTTCGTCAAAAACGTCACCGGGAACGTCTACCAACCCGGCCAGCAGGTCATCATCAACCCGGCGGAATACCTCGGTAAACCCTGCTACGTCCGGCTCAACGTCAGACAGGGAGACAAGCCCAGGGCAGACGGGACTTATCCCGAATTCAGCAACTGCGAAGACGTGCTGGGGCCGGACGAAGCCCGGGCCATCATGGCGGCGCAGGACAGGACAGCGGCGGGGCGCGGCGGAGCGCCCCTGCCTCCGCGCCCGGCGGACCTGCCGGCCAACAACCACATGAGCGCCACGGCGGGACCGCCGGCGGAAGAAGACGAAATCCCCTTCTAATCAACAGCCATGAACAAGCCGATAACCATCATGCTGCCGATTGTTCCCCCGACGAAAACGCACCAGAACAAAAAAATCGTCAACATCGGGAAACACGCCAAACTGGCGGACACGAAAGAATTGAAACTGGTCATCAGCGATTACCTGACCCTGCTGAAACCTTATCAACCGGCCCGGCCCCTGACGGGGCCGGTCTCCCTGAAGCTGGCCTTCGTCTGGCCCTACCGCAAGAGCGAGCCGAAAAAAAACCGGATCGGGCTCATTCCGAAAACGACCAAACCGGACTGGGACAACCTGGCCAAAACCCTGCAGGATGTCCTGACCCGGTTGAGATTTTGGGAGGATGACGCCCAGGTGTATTCCGCGTCCGTGGATAAATGGTGGGGCGAAGAACCACAAATAACAATCACTGTGCAAGAAGGATCAGAGCAATGAAACGGAATCCTCACATCATCGTTCAGCAGGTTTGCCCCATGAAGAAAACCGACGACGGGAAATACGAAGTTCAGGCCGCGATTGTACACCACAAAGGGATTATCGCCCGCTATCGCATAAAGTGCCCCACGAAACGGCATGCCCGGTGGGCGCAGCACCTTATTTGCACAGTGAAAAATGCTTCACGCCTCCGTTGTTCTGATGAACTTAAAGCCTTGATTGAGGAAGGACCCCGATGAAAACGCCTAAATGCCCTCTTTGCGGCACACCTTTGAAAGCCATACGAGGATATGATGTCCATGGGATAACAACCGATTGGGTTGCTGGTTGCTACAACTGCTTCTTCCAGAGTTCCCATTTTTGGAAAACCAAGAAAGCGTGCATTGAAGATATGGATAGGCTTGTTTCTTTGTTTCCTCCCATCATGAGGGTCTGGCCGGGGGACAAGCTCGTATATAGTAGCAGTATTTATCCCGTTACGATTGTCTCTAAGGACCTTGATTTATGCAAAATAACCGTTCGCGACTACGCAGGAGACGCTTCCATCATTTACTGTGATGAGGTGGAGCAATGGCCGTGGGAGATTGAGCAGAAAGGAGGAAGCAATGATATTTGATATTGCGCAACTTATAGTTTTTTTAGCCACCGTCGCCGCGTATGGGTATTACCTTTATTTGATTGGTAAAGTTAAAGGGCTTCTTCAAGCGGTTAATGTCGTTCTTTTACAAAGAAAGGAAGAAAATGAAAATGACGCCTGAACAGAAAGCGTTTTACGAATGCGGAAAATCCGTGGAGTCCGTCAGGGAAACCATTCAGAAAATCCGGCAACACGCCATTCATGAATTTGGAGAGCCATATTACCTTTTGATGCCCTCTGAAAAAAGGATCTTAAGAATGGCAACGGACCTTGCCGGGAAAATCCATACCGTCCGCCAGAAGCGGGCCGCGTGCCGGGTGTGGGTGCATCCTATGCGAAGGAGATGCTCGAACTGTAAACATGAGCTAATGCAGTACAAGTTCTGCGCAGCCTGCGTCCATGAAGGATGGCCTGTTTACTGGGAGCCGAGAAAGGAGGGGGAATGAAAGCCATTCTTGACGCCTGCTGCGGCTCCCGCATGTTCTGGTTTGACCGCCGCCATCCTGACGTGGTGTTCATGGACCGCCGGGAGGAAACGCACATGCTTTGCGACGGGCGAACCCTGGAAATCAAGCCGGACGTCGTCGGGGACTTCCGGAAGATGCCTTTCAACGACGGGGCGTTTCGCCTTGTGGTATTCGACCCTCCGCACTTGATTCACGCTGGGGAATCATCCTGGCTGGCCAAGAAGTACGGAAAACTGGACCAGAAAACCTGGAGGGAGGATTTGAAATCCGGCTTCCGGGAGTGTTTCCGGGTTTTGGAACCGGGCGGCATTCTGGTGTTCAAGTGGTGCGAGGATCAGGTTTCAACCGCGGAAGTTCTGAAACTGGCCAGCCATGAACCTTTGTTCGGACACCGCCGCGGGAAGACCGTCTTCCTGGTCTTTATGAAATCTACAACCCCCAACTGACGCTTTTTTGATTATGGAATTCATCAACATCCCAACAGCCTTGTTTTCCAGCCCCGAATATATCGGGGCGGAACCCATACAGCGCGCCACCTGGATCTCTCTGCTGGCCTGGTGCTGCGAACAGGAAAACGGCGGCATCATTGAGGGCTGCCGCTCCTGGGGCATGCGCCGCTGGATGCAGACCTGCGGCGTGACGGATCAGGAAATCAGCGTGGAAAACGAACTCTACCACTTTGACGGCGACAATCTCATCGTATTCGGATATCCGCATGAAATTCAGGAAACCCTGAAAACCAAAAGGAAAACCGCTCGTGAAAATGGAAAATTAGGAGGCCGCCCCAAGAAAACCCATGTTGAAACCCACACAGGAACCGACGTGGAAACCGAAGAAAAACCTACGTCGGTTATTTCAGAAACCAACGTAGGAACCGAAATAGGAACCAACGTAGCCCCCTATGTTGAAACCTATCCGAAAACCGTAAGGGAAGGGAAGGAAGGGAAGGAAGGAATTCACCCCCTTACCCCCTCTCCGTGCACCGTGGAAGAAGTCGAAGACCATCTTCGGGCCGCGGCCTTTGCGGGTCGTGTGCGTTTAACCCCCGACCAGATACCGGACTGCGCCACAGCCTACTGGGGAAGCCGGGATGCCGTCAACTGGACCCGCAACGGCATCCCCGTGACCAAATGGCAATCCGACGCCATCAGCTTCGCCACCTCCTACGCCGTCAACCATCCGCCACCCCCTGGGAACGGAGACAAAGACCCTTACAGCAACCTTGAAGAACTTTAACAATCAACAATTTCAAAAAAACATGATCGACTCTCAGACACTCATCGACGCCGAAAAACTGGTGCTCTCTCAGGCAATGGACGGCTCCCAGGCCTTTGCTGACCTCCGGGACAAGGGCATCAGCCGCCAGACATTCAGCCTCCCGGCGCACCAGCAAATCTGGACCGCCCTGGAAACCGTCGCCGGCACGGGAGGAACCGTGGACGCCCTCACCGTCATCGCCCGCCTTGAAGCCCAGGGCCAGCTTGACGCCGTGGGAGGACACGCCGGAGTCGTGGAAACGGCCACCTACGGAGCCCTTGCCCGGTACAAAACCGCCGCCGCCCTGGAAATGGTCACGGAAGCCGCCAAAAAGCATGCGTTGCTCGCGTTTGCCTCCCGGATGGCGGAAGCTGCCGGCGATCAGCTCAAAAGCGCGGAAGAAGCCCTTGATGAAGCCGAGCGCGGCATGTCCGCCCTGCGGGACCGGTGCGGCGTCCGCCAGACCGAAACCATCCGCGGAGCCGTGGGAACCATCATTGAAAACCTGCAATGGCGCATGAACAACCCCGGAGCCATCAAAGGAATCTCCTCCGGATACCGCCGCCTGGACCTGACCCTGGACGGCCTGCAGCCCGGCGCCATGATCGTGCTTGCCGCCCGGCCCGGAGTCGGGAAAACCGCCGCCCTGGTCAACATCCTCACCAACATCTGCCTCGGGGGAACCCCCGTGGGCATGTTCAGCCTGGAAATGCCGAAATCCCAGCTCCTGGAACGCATCCTCTACGGCATGGCCGGCATCAACTCCGACGACATCCGCCGCGGCAAGCCGATGACGGTCGGACAGCAGCAGCATTTCACGGCCGCCGTCAGGAAAATCACGGCCGCCCCGCTGCACATCGACGACGAAAGCTCCCTCACCATCGACAGCATCAGAGCCCGGGGCCGCCGGATGGTCCGGGAACACGGCGTCAAATGCATCGGCGTGGACTACCTGCAGCTGGTGCGCTCCACGACCCAGCAGGCCCGGGGAAGCCGGGAACGGGAAGTCTCGGAAATCTCCGCCGGCCTCAAATCCCTGGCCAAGGAACTCAATATTCCCGTCCTGGTGCTGGCCCAGCTCAACCGCGACGTGGAAAAAAGAGCCGGGAACGCCCAGGGCAAACCGGTCGTTTCCGACCTGCGCGACTCCGGATCCATTGAGCAGGACGCCGACCAGATCATCATGATCCACCGCCCCTACATGTACAAGCCCGACAAGCACGACCCCACGGAAGCGCAGTGGATCATCGGCAAAAACCGCTTCGGCCGGCTGGGGCGTATTCAATTCCGCTGGACCGCGGAACTCACAAAATACGAGGAAGAACAGAATTATCCCGTCACCAACAAATGAGACCCCCCAAACCATCCCTGCGAAAAAACAAGCCGACGCGGCGAGGAAAGCCCGGATCCTACAAACTGCGCTTAACGCTTCTGGTGGATCCCAGAAAGAAAGGCAAACTTGTCGAGCTGGGACTTGGTACTAACGACAGACAGGAAGCCGAAGAACGCGCCAACAGCATTATCAATGCTCTGGAATCCGCCGGACTCTACCGTCTTCCCGCCGTCCGCATTCTGGAACATCACGTAGCCCAATTTGGCAAGATTGAACCTCCCCCCTTTGAACATCCAGAATTGCCTCTATGGTAACACCCCTGGAAAAATTCCTGGCAAAACATCCCACACCCTCCGGCATGGATTCAAAGGAATGGGCTGCTCTGAACGCTGCCATGAAGGAAAACAAGTTTTTCTCTTCCAAGGTGGAGAATATCAGATTGCTGGAACGGCTGCACAGGTTGATTAAGAATTATCTGACAGGAGAAAAGGAGACTTTACCCAATGGGGAAACGGTTATCAAGGTAGGAAGCGCCGCGGACTTTTCCAACCAGGCACTTCAATGGCTCCAAACCGAGGGGCTTGTTCCACCGGACGCCGAAGGCCCGAAGTATCACAACGATATTAAAAACATCGGTGCTCTGGCCCGTCTGAAGCTCATTTTCAAGACCAACGTCCGGCAAAGCATTGGGGCTGCTCAATGGGAGGCATCCATGAAACCGGCCAATCTCAAAGCATGGCCTGCTTTCCGGTTCATCCGCTTTCCGGGAGCCAAGACAAAGCGGCTTGTTCATGTCGTCAACGAAGATGCTGTCCGGCTTAAAACCGACTTTACTTTTTGGGCAGACGAAATGAACGCCGCCAGCCTCGGGGGCTTTGAGGTCCCCTGGCCGCCGTTCGGCTTCAACTCCTACATGGATCAGGAGCCTGTTTCCCGGGAAGAATGCGAACGGCTGGGACTACTCAAACCCGGGGAGCCGTTGAAGCGTCCAAGGGGTGCGGAGCGCTTCGGGATTGACCTGATTGAACGGTACGGGTACGGCAAGAAGGCCAGTACGGCGAAGTTGCCGGAGGAACTGAGGGCCAAATTGAAAAAGGTCTATGAAGACCGCTGGGGAGTCAAACAGGACAAATCTGATGAGGTTGTCTTTCCCTCACAGGAAGTGGCGAAAAAGGCCAGGGAAACGGCGGAGAAAGTCATCAAGGTTCCCTCTGCTCCCATTCCTGCGCCAGTCTCAGCCGTCACGCACACGGTCAGCCTGGGAGATGTCCCCAAGGTGAAGATGCCTGCCCCGTTGACGGATAAGGAAGCTGATGACCTTTTGCGAAGCGTTACCGGGGAAGTGTGGGCAAAGGCATCCAGACTGGAAAAGAACGCTTTGTTTTCCTACACCGGAAATGGATATGCCCGCATCAACAACGATTTGAGGAAGGGGAAGTCCAACGCCAAGGCGAAACAGATCGCCAAAGTCATTGACAGATGCAAAGTGCCTCAAGACATGGTTGTTTTCCGTGGCTGTGGGGTTTACAAGGAATTGAAAGACGCTTTGAACTGGAAAGGAGAAGAAATAACAGACGAGCTGGTTGATATGCTCAATCTCTCCGTAGTGGGAAACCCTCTCAAAGACGAAGGTTTCATGTCTGCTGCCGTAGCGGAGGGGAAAGGATTCATGAACCGTCCCGTGTTGTTCAGAATTCTCCTGAAGAAGAAAACCCGTGCCATTTATGCAGAGCCCTTTTCCAGATTCGGGGCAGGGGCCGGTAAGGACTGGGACGGCCTTAGCCCGCAAACCTATTTTAGCAGTGAAGATGAAATCATCATCCAGAAGGGAGGAACCCTCAAATTTCTCCAATTCCATAATCAGAACGGGAAATTGATCATTGACTGTGAATTGATACAATAATGATATGAAAGAAGAAACATCACCAGCGCACAAGAGAATTTGGGAGTCTGATTTCAAAGGATGCAAAACATCCCACCCTCTCCTGATGAAATGCCTTTTGTGCTCCAAGAAGAAGCTCAACCCGGGTAGTATGGAATGTAGCGCTTATGAGCGTAAACCTGATAGTATCCTCTACGATAACGCGGACTGCCCCAGCTTTGAACGCTGTATTGACGCGGAAGGGCTGCGCTGGATTGAAGGATATGTGAAACTCTCCGGAAAGGCGTACGTTCCCCGCCAGGACGATATACCTCCGGCAGGGTGGGAAAAAATCAACAAGGAGTATGCGAAATGAAGAAAGAGAGGACCGGGAAGAAGGGAAATGTTTCCAGGTATAGCGCTGCCCTCTCTGAACGCATTTGCGGTCATATACGTTGCGGGGATAGTCTGAGGAAGGCTGCCGAAAAGGAAGGCATTCCCCATCCCACGGTGATGAATTGGGCCAGAGAGAACGCGGATTTTGCAAACCAATACGCGCGCGCGTGCGAGGAACGGCTTGCCGCCCTAGAAGACAAGTTGCTTGACCTTGTGGAGAAAGGGCATGAAGTGGCCCCACGTGCCGAAATAGGGGGAACCATGTTGCAGGCGGTCAAGTTGGAAATAGACACACTCAAATGGATGCTTGCCAAGCTGATGCCGAAGAAGTACGGAGACCGTGCGGCGTTGGCTCTGGAAGGTGGAGAAAAAAACGTAGAGGTGACCCATAAACTTCCAGCAGAAGCAATCGTTCCGTTAGTGACAGCCTTGAGAGAAATATGGTCCGAAGAGGAAGAAAGCTAGGGGCTCCGGTCAGGCCGGAAGACTCTCCCGTCATCTTTGCCGCCCTGATTCTGGGGGAAACAGGGCTGTACAAATGGCAGATGCGGGCCCTTGAAAGGGCTGCCCGGGGAAAGCGGGTTGCCCTGCGCGCTGCTAATGGTTCCGGCAAGACGGACAAGGTAATTGGTATCCTTGCCCTATGGTTTCTCTGGCGCTACCCCCGTGGGCGTATGCCTATTACGTCCGGCTCATGGCGCCAGGTAAAAAACCAGCTCTGGCCTGCCCTGGAACGGCACCGGAACAACCCATCCCTTGCGGGCTGGAAATGGCTCAAGAATTGCCGCGTGGAAACGCCGGAAGGGGGATTCATCGAAGGCTTTTCCACCAACCACGCCGGGAAGGCGGAAGGCTGGCACGGGCGTGTGACGGACGAATTCAAGGATGAGCGGAAGGAACAGGATGAGGAAGACCCCCGCAGCGAGAAGAAAGCCCGTCTGTTTGACGTTGACGAGTTTACCGGAGATGATCCTTCCTCCCCCGTGTTTTTCGTGGTGGACGAGGCAAAGACGGTTCCTGATGAAATCTTTGACGCCATTGAACGATGTACGCTTCAATTCTGCATCTACCTTTCATCCCCAGGCAAGCCGGAAGGGCAATTTTATCGCTGTTTCCACGAGGAAAAAGACCTCTTCTGTCCGATGGTGGTAACGGCCTTTGATTGCCCCCATATCTCCCAGGAGCGCATTGACCGCATTCTGGCCCGTGTGGGGGGTAATGAGGATGATTCCTATTTCCGTTCCGTCGTGCTGGCGGAATTCACGCTGGAAGGAGATTTGTACATCATTGACCCTGGAAAACTGGAATGGGGTCAGCGGCAGCCCTACGAGCCGCGCAGGGGGCGCCCCGTGGCCTTCCTGGACATTGCCGCGGGCGGGGATGAAACAGTCCTTGCCATCTGCGACGGAAACGAAGCCTGGATTGAATACGCGGAACGACAGCGGGACACGGTGCAGAGTGTCCGCAAGTGCATTGCCACCCTCAAGGGGCTGGGCATTGCGGATTGTGATTTGTGGGTGGACGCTCCGGGCATGGGCCTGGCTGTCATCAGCGATTTTAATGAATCAGGTTGGTATCCGAATGAGTTCTTTGGGAACAACCCTCCGGAAGACCGCGACCGCTACATCAATCTCTCGGCGGAATGCTGGAATGACGCCGGACTGGAACTCATGACCGGGCGAGTGCATATCAGGTCCAGGCGGCCGGACAAGACGCTTTTCGTGCAGTTGACTACCCGGAAGAAAGAATATGCGGACGATTCCAGGCTCAGGAACGAGAAGAAGGAGAAAATGAAGGCTCGCAACCTGTCTTCTCCTGATCGCGCGGACGCCTTGCTGGGGGCTATATGGGCTTCCTTTCGTGGATCTTCCGGAGTTTGGACAGGAGAGGGCAACAGGCCTATTGTGGGCAAGAGTCAGCACGCCGTCAAACATACGGGGAAATTTTATCCCATTTAGGACTGTTCGTAGCCCATTTTGACATTGTTGTACCCTCCCTCACGTTGGGGCGATAATGCGTGCATGAGGCAAGCCGCCAACTACAACGTACACGCCACGGAATCCCTGCCGCAGTCTCTTGCGCTGCATTTTATTTCTCCTTCCGGTGAGGATATGGACATCAGCGGCATGACGCTACGCGGCGCGGTGGTACAGGATGGGGTGATCATGCTGGACTGTGCCGTTACGGGGGTGAGTACGGCATTGGTGACATGGCCGAGGCTGGCCGCCGGATGCGGCGCATATGATATTTTTCTGACCGACGCATCGGGCAAAGAATACCCCTTGTTGAAGGGAGCCGTGCATGTAATGTCCCGCGTTACGCCTCCGGACGGAACGAATGAGGCCGCGGCCGTGGCCGGTGCTCTTGATGTCTCCATCCCCGAAACGGAAGACGGCTCCGTGACCATTGTGGAAAACCCGTCCATTGTGGTCGAGGAACTTGTACGACAGGCCGAAGCGGCCCGGGATGAAGCAGAGCAGCTTGTGGAAACGCTGGAAGAACAGGTGGAAAGCGGGGAATTGGTCAATGAGGCTGTAGCAAATAAATTGCCGGCCGCGCTCAAGGATGCGGGCGTGGAATTGGAAGCGGTGACCGGGCAATCCACCTTGTCCAGTGGAGATGCCGCCGACACCTGGACCATCGTCGGAGGCTACGCGATGACCTGGGGAGACGAGATACTGGCGGGGCATCTGCCTGACAGCTGCCGCCTGACGAGTATTTCCACTGTGTATTTTTTCACCGACCCCGCCCTGAATCAGTATTGCCTGCGGATTTGGAAGCTGGTAAACGGTGCGTACAGCCTGATTGGCACCTCCGCCTATGTGTCCAACCTGACCAGCGGCCAGACAGCTACGTGGGTATTTACGCCAGGCGTCCCCCTGACGCGCGGGGATGTCATTATTATCCAGGTGTGCGAGGGGACGGAGATGACGCCCTACGCGCTGGGCATGCACGCCGTACTTACTCCGTCCGTCCCTGGGCGTGGCCTGGTGGCGGAGGTGGCCAACCCGCCCGCCGTGAATGGTACGATGGCTCCCTTGATGACCGTGGTGGTGGACTATGACGACGGCATCACCCTGGGAGGAATAGAGCTGGCCACCGCGCGACAACTGGACAGCCTGGGGCGGGATGTGCGCCAATCATCCGCGACCGCCGAGGCTGCGGCACGGACGGCAGGCCAGTCCGCCGCTGCCGCGTCCACGTCTGCCTCCGATGCCGCAACCTCCGCCACCAATGCGGCCAACTCTGCAACAGCGGCGGCTAATGCTCTGGCGGCTATTCCGCAGGTGGATGCCTCCGGCAACATGACGTTGGACGGAGGTCTGACGGCGGCGGGGTCCGTCAACGCCAACGGGGGCATCAATATTCCGCTTGCCGTGGGGGCGGCGACGGATACATCAGCGGTTAATCGTTTTTTGGCTATGGGGCTGGCAGGAGCCGTGCAGGCGTTGATTCAGCCTCTATATCTTAAAACCAGCTCCATGCCCGTAGTGGGAAGCGGCAGCACCTCTGTTCAATATGCCGGACTTTATGCAACCAGTTCAACGTCGGCAGCTTCCGGTTCTCCTGCACACAGTACGACCACGTTTACCTTTGAAGGGCCGCAGGGCCAGCATAATTACAGTTCTTTCGCGGGATTTTCGATACCGCTGTCCGGTTCAACAGCGTCCAAATTTACCTTTGGATTAGGCCGTGGATCAAAAACGGTAAGAGGCGGCCTGACGATGGATTCATTTTCCATGATTCCGGGCAATAATCTGGCCGTCAATTACGGAGAGATTATCGACATCACAACCACAGCGGTTCGTGATTCTGTCCGGGGAGGTTACGTGCTTAGAGTGCGGGAGATTTATTACGTCTCTTCCGGTGATTCATGGCAGGTGAAAACTACGGAAAGTTTTATTCCCGCAACTCAAAACCACCCATTTCCCGCCTGCCTCAACAGGCTCATTTTCATGCAGGAGGGGCTTTCAAGCATGTCGTCATACGAGGGGAAAGCGTCACTTTATATTGAGCTGGGGGGAGGTCAGACAAACACCTTGTACAAGATAGCCGCCCTCAGAGGTGTTTCAGGATTCGAAGACGGCATGGGGTTCAGCACGTTGGTGGCGGATGTAGAGAATCCCAATTCCTGGACATCCTCGGTTCGCACGGGAGCAGGCAATCGCTACCTTTATGCCAATGGATTGATCAATCCAATGTACGCCGCATTGGAAGCCATGGCCGTCAATGCCATTGAAACCGAGGAAACGGCTGATTTTGAAGATATTAACATACCTCTCTAATCATGAATAACACAGAGATACAGATTCAGTTTCCGCAGCCTGGTAACTGGCAGGAATTCACCCTGACAGCCATTTACCAAGATGCGGGCGGTTATAGACCTCCGGCGCGCTTTACGCAGGACGAGATTCCAGCGGAGCATGCCCCGGCTATGCAGTCCGTCGTTGCCGCGTTGGTGGGGCTGGCGGAGCCGTGGCAGGCCTCCCAGGTGTGGGCGCATCTAATGACGGCGACTGTCTATAATGAGGATGACCCGTATACCCCCATCGGGCGGAAGGATGAGGTTGCGCTGGATTGAGGCGGTTAATGAGCAAGGGGGGCGCCGGTTTTTCACCCCGTATCAATATCCGGAGTTCATCATTGATGACCCCGCCGCCGTGGACTTTTTCAAATACTTCACCAAACAATAAACCATGAATATCAGCAAAGAAGACATCGAAAAGGCCCAGCAGGCGGCATCCGCCCGTTGGGGGAATTGGGTCAAGTATGTGATTGCCGCCATCATCGGCGCTCTGGCCACAGCCGGTTACATCACCGTCACGGGGTGCGGCCATTCCGTGAACGTCACCCCGAACCGTACGGAGGTATGCAAGGACGGCTCCTGTCTGGTGCTGGAACCGGGGCATATCTCCTATAGTCAAGCACAGCCGGAAACGGACGTGCCGCCCATCGTACAAACCCTCAAGAAGTAGGAATCATGTGCACCAAAGCCCGCGCTTACCTGACACTCTTACGTGAGTACAAGGCCGAGATTGTCATGATCGTGGGCTTTGTTGCCGCCGCCATCATGTACCACGACATGAGGACGTTCATTAACGAGCAAACCCGCGCCTTGTCGGAAATCAATCTGCGACTCTCCAACCTTGAACAACAGAGCAGGAAATGAACTGTAAAGTTTTTCTTACAAGTTCTAACTAGTTCTATCAAAAACGACTTATAACTCATGAACACCATTGAAAGAAAGATGGCCGCGGCTATCCTCCGGTTTGAAGACAGCCGCGTTACCGGGCCGGATTCCCTGCGCGTTTCCCGCCTTCCCGCCGCCGACAAGGGCGGCAAGTGGGAGATTTGCGGCATTTGCGACGGCATTGAACCGGACGTGTTTAACAGATTGAAGGCCCTGCTGGATGCCGGAAGGCGTGAAGAGGCCTGGGAGGGATGTCTCCAGTACGTCCTGGATAATACCGCCGCCGTGCGTTCCTGGCTGGGGTCTGACGCTTTTCCGGCCACGGAGTTTATGTTGCGGGACCATTATTTCAATTCCGGGAGCAGGAATACCGGGAAGATTTTGCAGCGCGCGCTGAACATCCACGGCGCCGGGCTTGTGGTGGACGGGATTGTCGGCCCCAGGACCCGGCAGGAGCTGCAGGACCAGCTGGCCGCCACGGGTGAAGCGGTGTTCCTTATCGCTCTGCAGGAGAAGCGTCAGGCGTTTTACCGCTCGTGCAGGCAGTTTCCCGTGTTCGGCAAGGGATGGCTGAACCGCTGCGACGATGCGTTCAGCGTGGCGCAGGAGCTTGTTTAATCCTTAAATCTCTATTCGTTCATGGCATTATTTCCCAGGCTTCGCGGCAAGGTGAAAGAGGCGGTCCAGATATTGGTTTCTCCGTTTGCTGATCATAAATTCAAGCACTGGCCAGCCTCCGAACTTGACCCGGAATCCCTGAAATCTCTGAAAGAGTCCATTGCTTCCGGGCGGCTGGACCGGCAGGAACAGCTCTTTATGGCTATGCTGGAAAAATGGCCGCGTCTCCGGAAGAATCTTGGGGAAATAGCAAACGCCGTTGCCCGCATGGAATGGACAGTCATGCCCTGGACGGAAAAAGGACAGCAACCGACCCCGGAAGCGCAGGAAATGGCGGAGCTTGTCGAATCCGCCTTCTGGCGGTCAGAACCGGAACCGGACACGGTAGAGCAGGGAGCAGACGATTTGCTCAAATCCCTGACCTATATGCTTACTTGCGGCAACACCGTTCATCAAATCAAATGGGCGTCGGATGATATCATCTACCCCCGCTGTTACGAGCCTCTTTCCGCTCAATTTTACGCATGGGAATATAACTACGGCAGGAAGGATCGTTTGCTCCTTTTCCGCAACGGCCTGGAAAACGACCTGGAAGGAGAAGAATTTCCCCCGGACAAGTTCCTGATTGGGCTGAATAAGGCCGACGTGTTCCACCCTATTTTTGGCGCCAAGCTCCGGTGTCTTGTGGGATGGTTCGGAGCCGCCTGTTACGGGTTGCCCTGGCTGATGACGTTTTGCGAGCTTTTCGGCATCCCTTTCCGGACGGCTAAAGTCAGGGGTGACGAAAAAGCAAAAACGGAGGCGGCGGAAATGCTGCAAAACCTTGGTTCCGGGGGATGGGCCGTCACAACGCAGAATATGGAGTTTCAGCTTCATGACGCCGTAAAGGGAGCCAACGGGCTGCCCCAGGCGGATTTGATCAAACTGGCGGACGAACAATGCGACAACCTGATCCTGGGACAAACGTTGACCAGTTCCAAGGGGGACGGAGGGGCGTATGCCCTTGGCAAAGTGCATGCCGGTATCCGCAAAGAGGTCATTGAAGACGCGGGGCAGGCCGTGGCGAATATTCTCAATTCCCAACTCATTCCTGCCATCATCCACTTGAATTACGGGCATATTCCTTCCCGTCTCCCTCAATTTGTTCCCTCTATCCGCGGCATTGACGCAGAAGCCCTGGAAACGGTTGCCAAAGCGGCGGAAATCATGGATGTAGGAGAAGAATTCGCCCGCACCATCGTCAAGATACCCAAGCCGCGTTCCGGCGAGCCTGTCTTGAGAAAAGCCCCGTCTATCGGTTCCGCTCCGGGCCAATACGGGGATGCCATTGAAGCCGCTGCCTCCGAGGGAAAAAACTAGCTCCGCTCGCCCTGGCCGTCGAGTTGGAGCAGGACGCGGAAAAGGCCGCAGAAGAAATTTTACAGGCGTGGGCCGAGCCATGCGCTGATTTTGTCCGGGAATTGATCGGCAAAGCCCGTTCCGGGCTTTCTGATCATGAATTTCGGGCGGAACTGGCCGCTGTGCTTGCCCGCCTTCCGGAAATGGACCTCACCAATGATGATTTGCTGCAGGAAGCCCTGTGGGACGCCAGCGCGGAAGCTTACCGGAAGGGGTGGGAAATCAATCGGATTGAAGACGAGATATGAACCTGACGATCGACTTGAACGGTGTTGACCCGGTAATTGCAGAAGTGAAAAAAATAGCAGCTCCGGAAAGTTTGGCGAAAGCCAATGAACGCATGGGGGAGGGAGTGAAAAGCTGGCTTTCGTCCTGGTACAGGAACAAGGCGGAATCCGGACACTTTGAAAACACGTCCCTGCCGACCCACGGGCCTGGACGTAAGAAAACCGGGTGGGCCAACGACATTGCCCGAAACTGGTTTGCCGACACGACGGCGGACGGTGCCCGCATCTACCTCACCGGGCAGGCAGGGGAGGGAAACGGGGGGGAACCTCTAGACCTTGCACAATCCCTGTTGTTGAAAATCTACGGCGGCACGGTGACGGCCAAGCGGGCCCAGGCGCTGACCATTCCCGTCATTCCGGAGGCGCACGGCGTTCGCGCTGGCGCTTACGCCTCTATGACGGGCCGCAAACTTTTCACTCTTCGTAAAAGCATCCTCAACCTTCGCAACAGCATGACCGGCTCCGGATTGGAGCCGGGCTGCCTTTTTGAATCGGACGGGCATGGCGGAGTCAGGGCCGTCTATAAGCTCAAGAAGTCGCAGCTCTTTGCGCCATGGCCGGAGGCTTTTCCGGATATGGAAGAACTTACGGGCATAGCATTCAAACACTTCATGGATGCCATGCTTGATGACGGGGGAGGTTCCGAAGACTGGATAAATTGACTAGGAGAGCTAAGCTGAAAGACGGTGTAAAATAAACCGCCGCAGAGGGGAAACTGCGGCGGAGTAGAAAAAAGATTTGTTATAGAAATAGTTTTATTTCTTTTTTAAAATATAATGTTCGGATAAGATTCCTTGATTAATTGATCCTTCTTTGTCTGACAACATTAATTTACTACCATCAAGTATTTTATAATAAGATTTTTCATTAGAAGAGGTTAGAGATAATTCAATCAAGTTTCCATTTATCAAATTATAATGACCTTTTGATTCGAAAGTTGCGCTTTTTTCTCCTTCTCCTATATATTCGCTCCTCAGTATATAAGTTTTATCCTTATTTAATGTCAGTGTCGTCTTTATACCTTCACAATCGGCAGCGGGAAGAGTTCCTTCATAAGTGCCGTAAAAATTAGAATTTTCCGACTTGTTTTCTATTTTTGTTCCACCGTTTTCAATTTGATCATGATTCTCTTGAGGAGCATTGCAACCGGTTATGACAACTAAACATGTGGCCCATAAAAAAATCATTTTCATGGTAAGTACCTTTCTTTTTTAATTAGTGTTTTTTCTTAATTCAATAGAGTAGGGACTGAGAAATCAATTCTCTCCCAATACCATTATAATATTACGTAAAACTTTGGGAGGTGGCAAGATATTATTCTCGGCCAGCCGGGATTTTATTCCTGATCGTTACGGCTTGAATATTTTGTAGCCCATTTTGCGTCTATTGCCCCATACCTCCACTGTGCCTCATCATGGGGGCATGAGTACGCTGATAACGACGGTAGCCGGCAACCACGGCAAGGCTCCCATGGCTATCCTGTGGGCCCCCAAAGGAGAACATACTATTAAATGCTCGCTCAACGGCCAGCCGGGAACGTGTGTGGTGCGGGTAACGTCCGACTGCGTTCCCCGGCTCAATGCCGACCTGGAAGCCAAGCTATCCAGCAACGTCAAACCGGTCGGGCTCTATGATCATGAGATGGGGCCCGCCTCTTACAAGCCGGGACGGTTTGTGTGGAACGAGGAAAAAGGCGTTGTGTTGGAACTGGAAGGATGGACGGAGAAGGGAAGAACGGACGTGGAAGGCGGCAATTACGGCTATCACAGCCCCCGCTTCCGGCGCGACAAGGGAACCGGGGAAATCCTCGGCCTGTTGCCGGAATCCATAGAAGTAGGTTCCTTGGTCAATGACCCCGCATTTGACGACATCGAACGCATTGCCGCCAGCCGAATGGAGGGCGACGTAGCCCATTTTGACGACGTTGAAGACCCCGGGAAACCGGGCGACAATAGAGACCTTGAGAAGCCCAAGGAGGGCCTCGACCAGCAAGACAACCATACAACCAACCGAGACATGGACATCACTAAACTCGTTGCCCTCGGCATTTTGACCGAGGAAGAAGCCAAGGCTGAAAATGCCGAGGCTATCGTGTTGGAGCGCATCAAGGCCCTGCAGGACAAAGGCAAGGCCAGCTCCGACGAATTGGAAGCAAGCAAGAAGGAGCTGGCGAAATGCCAGGAAGAAATTGCCGCATCCAGGAAGCAGGTGAAGGAACGCGCCGTCCAGGACGTTGCCGATGCCATTGCTGCGGGCAAAATCGCCCCGAAGGATGAAGCATCCAAGACCTTTTGGGAACGAGCCCTGACGGAAGACTATATTGCCGCCAGCAAGCAGTTGAACGCCCTGCCGAAAAATCCCGCATTCGATGACGTGAATGCCGGCAAGCCGGAAGGCTCCCCAAAAGAACCCGTCACGGGAACCGCGGCTCTTCGCAGCTCCTTTGAAACCGAACTCAATAACCTGAACAAGTAATATGCCCGCGAAAGAATTTATGACCCTGCTGGACGTGCTTCAGCAGGAAGGAACAGGATCTATCAAGGCCCTTGACGCAGTCCGTTCTGTTGGACTTGCATCCCCGGAAGTAACCGCGTTTCCCGTTACCGTTATTGACGGAACGCAGTACGAAATCAATATGCCCACCGGCATTCCCCGTTTCGGGTTTCGTCCGGCCAATGCCGGAGCCAAGAACCTGACGACCGAATACACCAATAAAACCGTTAAGTGCTACTACATTGACGGACCTATTGCGGTGGACAAGGCCGTTGTCACCAGCTCCGCCAGGGGGGCGCAGCTGCTCACCAAGGAAACCCGAAGCGTTACGTTGGGTGCCATGGCCTCCATTGCCCTGCAGATGTGGTACAGGCTTCCGGAACAGGAAAATGTGTTCCCGGCTATTTCTGAACAGATGGGGGATTATATGACCATTTCCGCAGATCCTTCCAAGCAGGAAGACTCGGAAGCCAACCGCGCCGACAACTCCGGAGCTTCCGCTTACCTGGTCATTTTGGGTGACGACTTCCTGCACTCCATATGGGGGAACAAGAAGACGCTTTCCATGTCTCCGGTGCAGGAAGAGACCGTGGCCAGGAATACGGAAGACGGGGAATCAGGAACAATGAGGGCCTATACTTCCCGTTTGGAAGGCTGGACGGGCATTGCCGTGGAATCTCCGTTTTCCGTGGCCCGCATCAAGAACATCAGCGCCCAGCATCCCTTGACGGACAAACTTGTCGCCAAGGCGAAGAGCCTGTTTCCTGCGGCCTTGCGCGGCATGATTTCCTATGTGGTTATGAACGGCAATGTGAAATTGCTGTTGCAGGAATCCAGAACCCTTACGCCTGCCACCGGAAACGGCGGAACGGGCATGATCGCCCCTGAACCCGATTCCGTGATGGGAATCAAGATTCTGGAAGTGGATTCCCTGCTTGATGACGAATCACTGTCCAGCGTCCGCGCCGCATTTGCGGAAGACTTTTTCCGCGCCCGTCGCAACTCCCTTGCACTCAAAAATTAACCTTTTATCCGCAGAAAGGAGAAACACACCACATGATGAAGAATATGTACCGCAATGACGAAGCGCTTACGATCCGTCTGAAGATGCCGGGAACCGGAAAGACGGTAACGTCTGCCCCGATTCATATCGGACAGAAAGGAGGCATCGACAGCGCTGTCATTTCATTGAAGCACGAAGAGCTTCCCGCGCTGGCCGCCGGCAAGACGATGACCCTCACCGTCGAATCGTCCGAGGACGGTGATGCCTGGACGGAACTGGATTCCCCGAAGCTGGTTGCGACGGGGGGTGAGAGCAATGGTTCCGGCTCCGGAGAAGTGTTCATGCGCGTTCCGTTGGAGGCCGGCCCCTGGCTGCGCCTGAAAATCGCAGCTGAAACGTCCGCAGGCGACAGCACGGCACAGGAAGCCGTCCTTGCCGTCAAGGTATAACCTTATTGAAACAATGGCCCTCGTAAGGATTACTCCGGAAGCGGTTGCCCGCTATTGCCAGGACAAGGAAATTACTTCCATTGCCCGGGACAAAATCAGCGACATCATCCGCGAGGTCTGCAACGAGGTGGCGGCTGCAGTCAACTCCTGCCCCAGAAATGCCAGGATTGCGATGGATTCCAGTTCCGTTCCCGCGGAGTTGGTATTCACCACCTGCATTCTGGTGCGGGATGCCGTCACCAGCTCCGTGCCAGGTTCAAGCGAATCCCTGCAGGGGACGGCGCGGGCGGCTCAATATCAGGATGCCCGCGCGAAACTCCGCGCCGTGGCTGCCTGTGAAGTCGAGTTTGCCCCCTACGATGGGCACCAGCCCAGCGACGTCATTTACGGAGGGCCGAAACACCAGGATTGGAGCAATCCGATATGAAGAAAACCCTGAAGAAGTCGCCTGTCATTGCATTTGCGGAAGTCCTCTGTCAGCGGGCCGTGGAAATTTGCTCCGCGGCCAACAACGGGGAAGACCCGGAAATCATTATTAAGGCATGGGACGGTTCCTTTGAGGAAGAAATCAAGAGGGTGACCGGTTCCCTGGAAACCGTCATCGTCATGGAGCGTCCGGAAATTGTTCCGGACAAGTTGAGCAGGAGCGGCAAAAGCACGGCCAGATGGCACGTCACCGTGGAGAGCAACCCGCTTCTGGACGGTGACGGCTGGGACGCCGACGACCTTGCCGACATCATCCAGGAGGGCTTTCACAAGTGGCGCCGCAACCATGCCCGGCTGATGATGACGGAGGTAATCGTTACCAGCTCCAAGCCGGCTCTCGCCAAAATCCTGAAAAAGTCCATCGTCCTGACGATGGAAACAACCCTGATTATCAAACATGGCAACTAAACCCACCACCGCCGCGGCCCAGGAGGCCGCTACTGCTCCGGCGCCCCGCATCGTCAAATGCCGGGTGGCCGTCAACAAGCTGGAACTCCCTCACGGCATCGCCGCGCGGGGAAAAATCGTCCACATCCCGGAAGACGTGTACAAAGTCCACGCCGACGCCGGGAAAGTGACCTTTATTGACTACGTAAGAAGCTAACAACCATGTCAGAACTCTACAACAAGGAAATGCTGGTCGGCACCTTTCTCGACCTGTGCCCGTTCGGAACGACAGTCACGGCCGGAAGCGGCACGGACACGGTGGACGAGCAATTCAAGCCGGCAAAGGACTCCGACGCCTGGATGATGGCCAACGAAGTCATCGACTACAAAATCACGCCGACCACGGAAGACGACGCCCGCACGGTATTTTCCCGCGACACGACCTCCTATGTGACGCGGAAGAACACCAAAGTGACGGGCAACACCATCGAAATCAACTCCACGGAGGTTAATCCGGTCTGCTGGCAGGTGATTTACCAGTGCGACAGGCTGGAAGCCGGGAAGGAAGTGCAGCCCTTTTCCCGGAACATCTACGGGCAAAAGGTATGGGCGCGCCTCACCAAATACCAGGAAGACAAAAAAGAAATGATGGTCCTGGAAGTCGCGGCGCTGCTCAAGGTGGAAATCCCCACGGAAAACAACAAGCTGATCACGCCGAAATTGACGCTTGAAGTGATCCCGTCCTCCCTGAATTCCCTGACGCCCACGGAAGAAATCGCCTTCCCGGCCTCCGCCGGGGCATGACAGCCGGGGCCGCCCTTCTGTTTGCATGGGGGGCGGCCAGTCGCGCTCCGCAAGGTGTGCGTGGATTGAAACCCCCACCATTATTGAGGCATGGACACGACCGTCTCTCCCTTTTCCATCACCTTTGACGGGCGCCCCGTCGTGCGCGCCGGGGAATTCCTGCTCGATTCCCTGCCGGAACACGCTTTCCCGGTGCAGTTCGGCACATCCGCCACGCCGATCATCAACAGCCCGTTCCCCAGGCTGGACGCATTCGGCAACCTGTCCCTGTCCTTCACCATCTCCACCGTGCGGGAATGCGCCTCCCACATGGACGCGTGGAGCGCCTTTTACGAATGGCTCAACGAATGGAAAACGGCGGGGAAGGGGGAATGGGCCTGGACCGACGCCTGCGGCCGTGAACAGCGCTTTGAAGCCGTCATCGCCGATGCCGAGCCGAAGGTTCAGGGCCTGCGCCTTATCGTCTCCTACAACTTCACCCTCGGCCGCCCCCTGTGAAAACCCTTGACGTATCTTCCGCCGACTTCCTGGACATGGCCGAAAGCCCGTCCTACAACCGGCTCTCCTTCGGGGGAGCCTCCGTCTCCTTCCGCGCGCCGGTCTCCCGGTTTGCCTCCTGCCCGTTTGAAGAAGGGGAAATAGTGAAAGTCGTCTGGCGCGGGAAAACCCTGCTCATCGGACCGGCCATCGACCTGGAACACTCCCTTGAAGGAACCTCCGAGAGCTGGGACATCAGGATTTGCGATTACTGGTGGAACCTGAGCAACATCCAGTACTTCGTGAACGGCCGCGCCAACGGCATCTTTGCCGAATACCGCCAGGGTACAGGCGGAAGCGGTCAGGAAAAACAGGCGACCGCGAACATCCGGGACGCCCTCTCCGGAGTCCTGGACCACGCCGTCAGCACGGCCCTGGTCCCCATCAAATACGACCTCCGGATCGACAAGGATGCCGAAATCATTCCGTTTGCCTACTCGTCGGAAACGTATGCCTCCCTGCTTTCCCAGATCCAGCAATGGCGCCCCAACATGGCCGCGTGGTTTGAATACGGCGCGGACGACTCCGCCACGCTGGTCATTGCCGACCATGCCCATTTGCCGGATGTCGTGCTCGACCTGTCCGCCGTGGACGTAAGCGCCCTGTCCCTCAAGGCGCGTCCCGATCTGGTGCCTCCGGCCGTGGGGTTGACCTGCAACGCTTCCGTGGTCTCCCGGGTTCAGCGCGCGCTGGCCGTCTATCCCTCAGGCGCCTCCCTGTCCCAGCCCTATGTGGTGACGGCGGAAGTGGACGTTCCGGGCGGCGTCAAGGTCTCCGACACTGCCGGGCAATACAGCCCTGCGGAAACGGGCTCGCTGGGTTACGACGCCCCGCGGATGATTGTCCGGGGAGACAAATTCCCGACCGGCACGGCCCAGTGGGCGGCCCGCGTCAAACGCTGGGCTCCGGCTCTGGAGGATTGCGCCGGCCTGGAAGTGGCGGCCAGTCCGAAAATCACGTCCATCACGCCGGCTGACGCGGAACACCGGGGATACAGCAGCGCGGCCGTCACCCACGAACTGACCTCCGGCCAGATCAACGGAAAGAGCGCGAGAATCAAATGGGGCAGGGTCCGGGTGGATTTGCGGGTGCGGGCGACGGAGCCCCCCGACACGGTGAAGCAATATTTTCCGGAATACGGCGGAAAATCCGGAACCGGGGACCGCTGGATCGGAACATTGACGTTTGAAGTGACCACGACGAATGTCGGCTACGCGTCCTACCGGGTGGACAGGGCAGGGACGGTGGAAAGCGTATCCGACGACGGCGGAAGCCCCGGAGACGACGAAACATCGGGCAGCTACGACACCTCCGTGTTGTATAAAAATTTCCTGAAATCCTACTACGAAGCCACCCGCGCGCTGCCCTATGACGGATCCGCGACCGTCCACGACGACTTTGACCAGGTCTGCGGGGGGCGCCTCTCCATCACGGGAGGATTGAAAGAATGGGAAACCATGCGGTCCGTCATCCAGGAAATATCCCTCGACCTTAAAACGGGAGTTTCCGACGTGACGGTGGGGGCCCCGGAACAGATCTCCCTGCAGGACTCCATCGACCGGAGCCGGCAGCTTGCCGAGGCGCTGCGCCGGACGGCCTGGGCGGACTCGTCCACGTCTTCCGGGGGAGGTTCTTCGGGCGGAGGATCCGGCAGCGGAGGCTCTTCCGGAGCGGACGATGAAGTCCCGGAGCTTCCCAGCGTCGGGCCGTCCGTAAAACTGCTGCAGGCCCAGGAGCCTCCCGCGTGGGGAACCAGCGCCGTCGAGGTGGGATTCCAATGCCGCCTGTCTTACGGGAGCGACGGCAAGGTGTCCGACGCCTACATCCGCCAGGGGAAGGCTATCTATGCCGGCAACTATATCGGGGGGCTGCTTCCGGAGGGGGACGGTTCCGGGGGCTGGGTGAAAAGCCCCGTCACCTCCGGGGAAATCTGGCTCAAGATCCAGCTGGACAAGGACGCGAAATACCTCGGATCCTCTCTGTCCGCCGCGGGCGGCGTCTCCGACCCCGTCAGGCTCGCGGAGGAAAACCGGGAAACCCCTTATGAATATTATTTCCATCTGGCCACCATCGACGGCAACAAGGTGGTGCAGCACCAGGCGGGCACGGTTTATCTCCTAATCCACCCGGGAACCTTCGGCCCCACCGGAATGTCATGATCAGGATATACACCTTCACCTATGCCGGAGACGCGCAGGAAGCCGTGGCCTGCGTCCGGTGCGCCAGGACGGCTCTACCGGAGGCGGTAGTTACGGTGGTGGACGACAGCGCAGCCCCGGTGCCCCCGGAGGCCAGGAGGGCTCTTGTAGCGTATGGGGCGCGGTATCGCCGGAGCTCTTTCCCCCGCTGCGGCAACCTGCGCGGCCCGGAGTGCGTCCGGGGAATCATTGCCACGCTGGCCAAGGGGGCGGCGGATGGCGATACCGTCGTCAAGATTGACTCCGACACGGCGCTTCTGTCGGGCGGATGGGTCAGGGAAATGAAACACAACGGGCTTGCGCTGCACGCCGCCGGATACCGGGTCCCCCGGAACCCGTCCGAACGGTCCGCCTACGGAAATTGCTACGCCCTGAGCGGCCGGGCGGCCAGGATGGCCGCCGAAGCGCTGGAATGCGCCGCCATCCCCCCGCTCGCCCCGGAAGACCTCACCATCTGCCGGGCCGTCATGGATGTCTGCGGCCGGGAGCGTGTCCGGCTTGACGAGCCGTGGACGCCCCGGAACCGGGCCGGGCGGTGGTCCTGGTGGAACTGGGACAGCCGGACGGCGAATCCGGAGGACTATGCCCGCAGCTATGACGTGGTGAGCGTCGGCAATCCCAGGCCTCCCCACGTCCCCAAAAGCGCCCGCAGGGAAGTCATGCTCGCCCTGTGCGACGCCCGTTTGAATCCATGAATGCTCCGGCAACCACGGATATGTCCCCCTTCAACTACCCGCTGAAACAACAACAGCCAACCAAATAAAACCAATCAGTAAAACCATGTCAGACAGAGACTTGAACATCAATATCAGAACGACCGCCGACACCTCCGGAGCCACTCAAGCCGCCGCATCCCTGGACAGGATACGGGAATCCGGCGAATCCATTTCGCAGACCTCTGGCGTGATGGACCAGATCGCGGATTCCCTTTCCCGTGTCAAAACGGTCGCTGAAGAAACCGGCGCCGCCATGAAGGACGGCATGGGGGCGGAATATGAACAAGCCCTGGAAAACGCCAATTCCAAACTTGACCAATACGCCGACGCCCTGACCGCCGCCGGCTCCCGGATGAAAGCCGCCTTCAACGACAACCCGGGATTGACCGGGTTTATTGACGAAGTCACCAACGCCGTGCTGACCTCCGAGGAATTCAGGAAGAAGCTGGAACAGGTGGATGACGTCTTTGAAGTCCTCAACAACAAAATGTCTGATTTGGACCTTGGGGCGAAATGGGGAGATGACCTTGACGAAAACCTTCAACAAATCATTGACGGCTACAACAAGGAAATGGACGCCGCCGACAAGGCCGCGGAAAAGGCGGAAGCCGCGGAGGCCCGGAAGCAGCAGGCCGCCGCCGCCACGGTGGAACGGCTGGAAGCCAACAACCGCCGTGCCTCCGCCACCTATGAGGAACTGCAGGCCGAACTGGAATCCTACATTGCCAAACTGGAAGAAGCCCGGAAGGCCGGGGACAACGTGGCCCAGGCGGACGCCCTGAAGAATATCCAGGACCTGGGACGGCGCATCAAGACGGCCGGGGATGCCGGGCAACTCACCTCCACGCAGGTCAAGGGGCTGGCGGGGCAGATTACCATTGCGGCAACGCGCATCCTGGGCATGTCCAGCGCCCTCCGCGGGGCGATCCCGTTCATTCATTTATTCGGAACCACCATCAAAACGGCGATGGGGCCGTTGGGCTGGGCCATGCTGCTGATCCAGGGGTTGACCGCCGGCATTACCGCCCTGATTGACCACTTCAAGACCAAAAGCGACGAATTGGAGCGGCAGGCGGAAGAAAAGAAGAAAAACATGGAAAAGCTCATTCAGGAGGCGAATGAGTTGAAAGCCCAATTAAACCATGAAGCGATTTTACAAACAGAGAACGATCTTACTTCAAAAATTGCCAGCAATAGAAAGATCGAGACGGAAGCTTTGCGGGAATCTGTACGGGAGCAGCAGCGCCTGATTGATTTGCAGTCCAAAATCCTTGATGAACAGGATCGTGCCCGTTTGTTGGATGCCGAGACAGATTTTTATGATGGGAAATATGGGAATCCCAACAGTTCCGAGGCCCGACGAAAACTGGAACGCGTCCAGGAAGGCATACGAATGGATGCCAATGCCAGGCATCGAGCCGAATCGGAGGAAGCGGCTTCGTTCAACGTCAGGAGTGCAGAAGAAGAACTGGCCAAAGCCAGAGAGGCGGCAGAGCAGTTGACGTCTCGCGTAGCGGCTTTCGAAAATTCCGGAATTTTATCATCTAAAGAAAGAACTATTCTTGATGGGCAGATAGGAAAGAAAGAACAGCAGATTATGGAGAATTTACTGTCTGTGGCAAAAACGGCTCGAAATGCCACTGAACGATCAGGCGGTTTTACTGGGCTGGGGCGTATATCTTCGGATGATATGCGAAAATGGATAAAAACGCTTATAGAAAATGGGGGAGATACCTCCAGATTGGATGAAAGCTGGCTGCAGAAAGGCAATGCCATGTTTGGACGGAATTTCCGTTCTGCCCGCCAATTGATGGAAGAGGTGTTGAATGCGGGGAATGGCCGTCAACAGATAGCACAACTGAACGAGCTTAAAAACAGAAGGAAAAGGTCTGATGAAGCATTGATTGACCAGGGGGGAGATTTGAGCACTGATGATTCAAGAAAGAAAGCATACAAAGTTCATGATGAGGCCCTGACAGAAGCGAGGAAAAAGCAGGTGGAGGCTATGGATGTTCAGTATGCGGCGGAAGACAACCTCGAAAAGGCAACACGGGCATTATCTGACCGACGCGCGCTTAATGCGGCTCAGGAACGCAGAGATGAAGCGCAGCAAAGAAACACGGAAGCCAAGCAAAAGAATGCTGTGAAAAAAGAGGAAGAAGACAGGATTCAAAAATTGGCAGAAGTGCAGATGAGAGAACAGCAGGAACAATTGAAGAAAAAAATCCGGGAACAGGAAAAGAAAGAAAAAGAACAGGAACAACAATATAAGGAGTCTCTCAAAAATCCGGATTTATCCCGGCCTGGTCAGAAAAGAGGTGTTAAAGAAGCTCTCAATAAAGTAAGTAAAGAATTGGCTCCGGAAATTCGGAAAGCCATGGCTGACGGCAAAATTAGTACGGAAGAAAGCAAGGATCTTAGTCGTCAATTTATTGAAGCTGTTAAAGCCCAGGGCATCGCCTACAGGGGAAATTTGGAAACGCTCACAAGTTATTTCCAGGAAACTCTGAATATCATTCAGCAGCAGGCAGTAAATGCTGCTGAAGCTCAAAAAACAACTGAAAGTTTGAAAGCCCAGCTTGAGTCAGTGAAAAAGCAGGTGATTACTATCCAGCGACAGAGGAAGAACAGCAGGTGAGATGTGTACAAAAATGGCGATTACGATAAGTAACCGCCATTTTGAAAATGCTTGATAGTTTATTTATGATTCGTATCTGTTTGAAAAGCAAAAAGACAGAAAAGATAGTAAAGCAAAGAGACCTATGATAGCGTATCCTGTAAATTGTGCATTATTTTTGGCAGAATGATGATTTTTGATCAATTCCGTCTTAGCCCTACTAAACCCTTGGCGTTCTTTTTCCCAATTCCTTATAAGTTTGGCTTTTTTCTCTTCTGCTTCATCGAAAGAATTCTGTAATTCTTCCAACGTTTTTTTATGACTGTCAGCAAGTTTTTTTAGTTCTGGATCTGCATCGTCAATTTCAGCTACAAATTCTTTGGAATCATCTAAATTAGCATTTATCGGTTTATTATGAGGTGAATTTTTATCCATAAAAGCCTCTTCCGCTCTATCCATTTGAACCAGTTCGTTTTCCATATTGGAAATGGATTCCATAAGTTTCTGATTTTGCAGATTAACGGCTCTTGTCAGGGACCGATGTTTCTTGATCATAGCTTCCTTGGCTTCTATGATGGCATAACTTGTCCCTCTTCCTCCTGCTTTGCCCCAAGCAAGACGATCAGAGGCTTGCCTTCTCATTTCATCTTCCCTTTTAGCTATATTATTTCTATCTTCGCTGATTTTATCCGCCAGTTTTTGGTTGTTGGAAGCTATCTGTTCCCTGTGTTCTTTTAACAACTTAGAGATTTCCGCCCTGCGCGTTTTAAAAGTTGCCAGGGTTGTTTTCCATTCTTCCGCAGTCAGTTTCCTTTTGGCTATAGCTGCTTCCAAAGCCGCTTTTTTTCTTCGTAGAGATCTTTCTGCATTTTGCTGGTTTATTTGAGCTTCCCTTTCCCTTTCCTTTTGTAAAGCTGATATCTTTTTTTGGTAAATGTCTTCTTCCAGATTGATAGCATTGGACATTTCATTTATTTCTCTATCCAGTTTATCAGTCAATTTCAGGACTTTTTCTTCAGCTTTTTCATATTCAGCAGCAAGAGATTCACTTTCCAATTCTTGCTGAGTTTCTAGTTTGTTGTTGTACCAAACTGAACCTATAATGGACATAATTGTCATAGTTAAGAGTAAGAAACGCAT